CGACTTACGTCACTTGCGAAGAGCCTCGGGAAGGAGCAGGCCAACTGTTCCCGCAAACGTTGTATAACGTGTGCGGTGGCAGTTGCCCGGCACCAAGGAGGCGATGTGTCTCCACTTCAGAGGGCTTGGACAACCCTCTGGAGCGGTTTGGTCCTCGCTGGCTGGGATTCGCTTGTGGTGGCTTGGTTCCTTCATCAATGGACGTGCAAAGTCGTTCCCACCCGTGGGAGTCAGTACTTTGCGCTTCAGATGAAGGCAATCTGCCACAATGTCAGACGAGCTGCGTTGCACTCCAGTAGGCCCGATAGGGTTGACTGTGATCTTCCAAGGAAGATACAGGAGGCCCTTGAGGAGCTTGCGTGGCGCAGCCCGGATGACGGATTCGCCTTCTCTCGACTTGCGCGAAGTCTTCCTCCTCCACCTGGTTGGATGGCGGAGGAAGCACTCGATCGCGCCGCGGAGATGGCGAGCACAGCGTTTCCCACATCGGATTCCGCCGTTAGGTCTCTCGCATCGTACGTGGCTTGTGCGGCAGTGCCGCAACGTACGATAAGGAGACCGCGGCGTCTCCCGCAATCCAGCTCCAGCTGCCTCGAGTGGCCTGCCACTCGTGGGGGTATCGACGGTTACTTGGAACATCTTGGGCACCAACTTGAAGCTGAGGGCGCGAGCCAGGCCCGCTTCTTCAAGTTCGCTGGGGACTCGCTCGGCGCGTTCTGTCTTGCGACAGCACGTGTCGTGCTTCGTCCATGCCAAGGTGTTGCCGCTGATCTCAGGGAGGCTTACCGATGCGCCGGTCTGCTGGCACTCAGGGAGATGGGGAAACCCTTCTCCATGAAGGCAGAGGCGCTTCGGACTTCCGGCTATAAGGTTAGGGTGGTCGGTGTTCCCGACTGTCTTACCTATATAGAAGGAAGCTGGATCCGAGAATCTATGCACCGTGGTGGTCTGCCTGCAGACCACTGGCGTACGGAAACTCAGATCCATGGGCCTCCCCGAGGGATGCGACATGACGACTCGCGAAATTCCTACTATTCCCTCGATCTTTCGAGGGCGACAGATGGTCTTTCGCATGACGCCATCCGCGTGATCGTCGATTCCCTCTCCTCCCGTGGATACATCCGCCCTGCGGATGTTCCCATGGCGAGGAGGTCGCTGGGATTGGAAAGGAACAGCACTTGGAGATTCCCCAAGCGGGAAGTGCCGTTCCTTCGCGGGAGTCCGATGGGCACACCTCTCAGCTTCGTCATTCTCTCC